AAGCGGTTGAGAAAACAAATCAATCGCTGATTCGTGTTTATCTTATCACGCAAAAAGAGATTGAAGCAGAATTAAAACAGTTTTACTTATCCGTTGATCCTTCATGGCGCAAGCAGTACCAAGCCGCCCGGCTAACCGCAGTATTTAAAACGATAAATACACGATTAACCGCACTCACCGGAATATCTACAGATAAGATCGAACAAGCCTTTTTAAGAGTATATCAAGGCACATTTAACAATTACGCTTATAACTTCAGCTCATATTATGCGGATCCTAAAGCCTTTCCTATATTGCCGTTTATGGTTCAATCTGAAAAGTACATAATGGCGGCTTTAAATGAAAAGATCGGTGAATATTCATTTTTGAAGTCGATGGCTGAAAAACAAGCGACATTAAGGGATTCACTACGGGAGCAAATAGCCGTTGCCATAAGTAAAGGCGAAAGCACAGCTAAATTGACAGCACGATTAAAAGAGGTATTTGACTCAGGGATCAGCCGTTACGCAACGACAGCACGCACGGAGATGCTCAAGGCGTTTTCTTTAGCACAGGAAGAAAGCACAATACAGGCTCTTGACATGGGCATAGAAATGCGCTTCCAGTGGATAGCGGCAAATCAGCCGAACAGAACAAGAGCCTCACATTTAGCAATGAACGGGAAATTTGCAAGGGAATTTACAAAAGACGGTATGCCGGTATTTAAAGTGGGTATGTCAAAAGGATCCGGTCCGCGATTATTACACGGTCCGGACGAAAAAGCGCAAAATATAAACTGCCGCTGCCGTCGTATAAATATCCCATTACCATTAACAGACGAACAGATGGCAGAATTTGAAACAACGGGTAAAACTCCGACAGCAGAGCAGTATATAAATATGATTAGTTAGAATTACAGAATTTAATAAAAGACTTGACAAAAAGCACTAAACATGATTTTAGTAAAATAACAAAAAATAAACGAGGTAAAACAAGATGCCAGACGACATTAAGGCGGGGGATCTTCAACAAGAGCCAACACCAGCAACAGAACCGGCAAACATACTAACCATAGAAGAAAGGGCGGAACTTGAAGAACTACGAAAAGTTAAAGAACTTTCTCAAAAAGATTTAAAAGGCAAGGATTCAAAAATAACAGAACTGACTAAACAGGTAATGGCTACAAAAAGCGCAGAGGAGCAAGCGCGGATTGAAGCTGAAAGCAAGCATAGAGACGGGCTTGTTAAATACACAAAATTAGCAGTTGAAAAAGTCGGTTTAACATCTGATTTTGCGGATTTAATAACCGGCAATGACTATGACGAAATTGACGGTAAAATTCAGACATTTACTAAAATTAAAGAGTCTATGTCTAAAGACTACGAAAAGCAGATTAAAACGCTTACAGAAGAACTTAACATTCTTAAAGCAAATGGTACTCCCCCACCTTCGGGACAGGGCGCACCGACAAACGAACGAGAAAGACTTATCAGCCTATATAATGCGGCTGAAATAAAAGGGGACGGACAGGCAATGTTCGCTTTAAAGGAACAAATCCAAAAACTCCCTAAATAATAATATCGAGGTAACAAATGGCATACACAGATAGTGATACTTTAAATTACAGAGGTGAACTTTTCCTCATAGGTGCTTATCAAACACCCTTTATATCTATGATGGGTGGACTTGGAGCAGGAGCAAGAAGCAACGCTTTTGTATTTCCTTTAGCTCAGCCGTGGGGACTTTCAGCAGCCTCTCAACCGGCAATAACTGAAACACAATCCGCTGCAGCGGGAACGCCTACCACAATAACAAGAGCTGAAGACACAAATACATCACAAATTTTTAAATATGACGCGGCCGTATCATTTATGAAGCAAGCACAATTCGGCGCAATGTCAGGCATCAATACGATGGATGGAAACCCTGTAAATGATGAACTTTCATTCCAGAAACAAGGTCAACTATATCAAATGGCTATTGATATGGAATACAGTTTCCTTAATGGTTCTTATCAGGCCGCCGCAAACTCTACAACCGCCGCAAAGACTCGCGGAATTGTAACATCTTGTACTACTAACACAGTTGCCGCCGGTGGTGCTGCACTTTCTAAAGCAATGATTCAGGAACTACTTAGAGAAATGGCTGGTAGCGGAGCAAAATTTGTAAACCCTGTTCTTTTCTGTAATGCGTTTAACAAACAGAAAATATCTGATATTTATGGATACGCTCCTCAAGACAGAAATGTCGGCGGTCTTAACATAAGCAGAATCGAAACTGACTTCAGCACTATCGGAGTTGTTTATGATCCTTTTATGTCTACTTCTACTATTCTCATAGCCGATATGTCAGTATGTAGACCTGTTTTTGTCCCTGTAAGATTCACAGGCGATAACCTCGTTGCAGACGCAGCAGCTGGTTCAGACGTTCTATGGGTGCCTACAGCAATCACAGCAGCAAAAAAAGGCGGTTTCTTCTATGCACAGGCTGGTATTGATTACGGCCCTGAAGAGTTTCATGGTACAGTTACCGGAACAGCAGTAGCGTAAGGCGGGATAAAATGAAAAAATATAATTTCGGCTCATACGAAGGAATACAGCCAGCGGTAAGAGATTCTCTTAACTGGCTGTTTGAGAATGGCGGGCTTCCTATGATTAAGGGCAACTGGTATTTCGTTGATCCTAAAAATGGAACAGCCACAGCGGGCGGGACAGCAGAAAGTCCTGTTAATAATATCAGTCTTGCATATGATCTTTGTATAGACGGCGCTGGAGATGGTATTGTACTACTTTCAGGCGGTACTACTTCAGCACATACAACTTCATATTTGACAAAGCTCTTAACATGGGCGAAAAGTGCAATAACAGTTGTCGGAGTAGCTGCCCCTGTATCTATGGGAGGTCGTGCAAGAGTAGCAAATAAAACAGTTGTAACCACAGCGACACTTACAGCGGTTGCGGACACTTCTATATCAAGAGCAGCAGGATCCTTTGTAACTGACGGGTGGGTTGCAGGGATGAAGTTCATCTCTAACGTAGACGCGGCAGCCGTTACAGTTGACACCGTATCAGCTCTTGTAATGACAGTTACAGGTACTTTGACAGTAGGCGCTCATACTTCAATTACCAGTGTTATGCCGACACTCTTAACTGTTTCAGGCTCAAATAACAGTTTTTACAATGTTCAGCTTTACAATGGAGGCACAAACGCTCTTGAAATTGGCGGTACTATTGTTTCAGGAGAGAGAAACTACTTTGCAAACTGCCATATTATGGGAGGTGTTGGTGCGGCTACTTCAGCGAGCAACAATTCATTAACTTTAACCGGATCAGAGTGTAATTTTGAAGGTTGCACGATAGGGACAAACACTTTTGCACAGGGCAACAATGCAGCGGCAGAGGTTATACTTTCCGGTTCTGTAAAGCGTAACAAATTCATTGATTGTGAGATTGTTGGATATGTTTCGTCGGGAACAGCACACGGAGCAGTTAAAAGCGTTTCAACTTCAGGCGGTATGAGTACAGTTTTCAAGAATTGTCTTTTCAACTATTCTCTTTCAACAACTACACCAGCAGCGGCTCACTTAGTATCTGGCGCAAATGATCCAATTATACTTATGGGTTGTTCTGCGGCTAAAGTTACAGCATGGGGTACTTACGCATATGCGGACATGGTAGCACCAGCAGCATCAGCGGGCGGCGGTTTAATGACTACTGCTTAATATACATTCCCGGGTGTAAAAGCCCGGGGAATACTTTAAAGGGGTGCTGAAATGAGCGAAGCAAGAATCACAGAACTTTTAGAACAAATGACAAACGGCTCAGAATTTTTTATCGGTGACTATGACGATGACGTAGATATTGCCGCGCCTAAACAATACTCAATTACCACAGGGGCGAAAAGCGCGTATCTCAAAATAAAAGTGAAATACAACGCACTTGCCACAATAGTATTAAACACTGGTCTTGTTATCGGTACAGGTGGCGGAGCAGCAGCAGGGACAGCAATAACCTTTTCAAAAAGGGATCAATCATATACAGGCGCACCATTAACAGTATTAAGAAAGGACTATGTTTTAGGATCAAGCGGTCAAAGTGCCGGTACAGCGGTTGTAACTGAAATGCAACTGCCTATAATTGAAACTATCATAAAAGTTAAGCTAAAAGCAAGCA